GGGAGCCTTGGCATCTGGTTCGTATGGCAGGTGGAATAGCAGGAAGGTTTTTAGGCCTGATACATCATGGATTATTTAAATGAGCAAAAAAGACCCAAGATTAACCAAATTAGGTCTGGATAGGTATAATCAGGCCAAAAGGACACCAAATCACCCTACAAAGAGCCATGTGGTTGTTGCTAAGGATGGAGATAAGATAAAAACCATCAGGTTTGGTCAGCAGGGTGTAACTGGTGCAGGAAAAAATCCTAAAACAAAAAAGGAAAAAATGAGGCGAAAGTCTTATTATGCGAGGCATGGCAAGACAAATGATAAGTTAAGTGCAAAATATTGGTCTCATAAGGTGAAATGGTAATGCAACAAAACAGTTTATTATTTTTTCAGCCAAGTGATGCCCTACCGCCCCCCAGATATACTGGGATGATTGCACCAATAGAAAGAGATAAATTTGGTAATAAAGGTAATTTTCAATTAGCTTTACCTAGATTTTTAACTGAAATGTATGATGCCACTATTGGAGCCACAGGAAGAGCCATGAAGGGCGAACTTGGTGTTCCAAGTGTTGATAACCCTGCATTCATGGATGCAGGAAAAAATATGGCTTTAAATACTGTTTATGGTGGCCTTATGTCATCAATGGCTCCAAAGTCAATGCCTGTTGGTGCATTAGGTATGTCAGGCAGTAAACCGCTAACAAAAGAGCAAATTGATCCTTTTGGGTATGGTAAGACAAAAGGTTTACTAACAAAACCTTTAGATGAATTTAATATTGGCCTTACTAAAGATATAGATTTAATTCCTAAAAAGAATTTAACAATAGAAGATCTACAGGGAACTATGATTTTTCCATTACTTGGAGATCAAAGTGCAACTGGTTTATTGATGAAATCTATTGATGATTTGAAGTTTGAAAAACCTGTGAAATTAGAGGGTGGTTTCAATTTCATGAGGAGTGAGGCACAAAAGAAAGAAGGCACTACTTGGGCATCTGGAAAAGGAGTAATTTCAGATATTCATAATAGAGTAAAAAAGATTGCTGAAAAAACTGGTATGCCTGTCAGGATGGTTTATACAGCTATGGGTAAGGATGCGGTAGATTTTGCTACATTTCCTGCATCTGTTTTAGCTGAACAAATACCATTTAAGAAAATACTGAAAAAAGATGCACAAACTTTTAATAAAAAAATGAAAGAAAAATTAAATATTAAAGGTGATATGCATAATGCAGTCGATGATTTTATTGGAATAGAAAGTCCTTTATTAAGGGCATATCTTGACGTTGCACCTCCAAGTACAAGGAAAAAATTTGTAAAATTAATGGATACAGCAGAATTTCAAAATGCAGACTTTCCAAGTGTTGCATTGACTAGATTTGCTGTAACTGATGAGGCACTGAAAAAAGCATTAACTGGTGATTCTGGATTAGCTATAGCAAGTCCAAATTTAGCTAAAGCACCAACTGATAATCCATTAGTGCCACATTCTACTTACCCAACACAAATGTATGGGGATTATTTAGGTGGTTTTTCTCAATCAGTTCCTAAAACAATTTTATACAGAGATTTTTTTAATAAATTTAAAAATGCAAAAACATCTACTGGTAAACCATTAACACCTTCGATGATAGATTATATTTTTAGATTAAATCTACCTGCTCAAAAGGTTGATCAGGAGTTAGTAGATACTGTAAGTAAATATATGGAAAAGAAAGCGGATTAGGGTCTTTCAAGAAAAACAGGAGGATTTTCTTCCTGATTGATTTTAAGCAATTGGCAAACAAGTGCATCAAATTCATGTATTTTATTTAATGGTTGATCTTCCATTAAATCTTGAGCCTTTTTGGTAATT